TTGGGATCAGTGTTGGATGATCCACCTGTGAGATAAAATTTGATGTCTGTTGCGACGATAGCCATACGATAGTCCTTTATTTTGGTGAAATTATAGGGTTAAGCGAGTACTCTGACAGTCCTATTCTGAGGAGGTGGCCTTACAGTCCTGATGGGATGTTCAGGCTTGAAAAGAATGGTGCGCTTGGGGGTTGGTTTTAGAGGCTCAACCTCGCCCACATTCCAGCTGAATGACTGGCTTCGGGCGATAAAGGCGGTGCTGTTCCATGTAAAGGTCTTGGCCTGATTCACGAAAGCTTTTGCATACCACTGCACGGGTTGGTTGTTCAGAACCTTTTGATAGGCACTCCATGAGAGAGAGCGGGAATTTTGGACAAAGGTTTTTGCATCCCATGTGAAGGCTTTAGACAGCCCCACAAGGGCTTGGTGATCCCATGAGGCACTCAAGGACTTGGCGATCAGCCCATAGGCGTGCCATGAAAAGGACTGGGATTTAGACGCGATTTGATAGGCATTCCAACTGAACGCCTGAGACGATGAAACAAGCGTATTGCCCAAACCGTCTGCATTCCATAAAACGGTCAGGGATTGGGCAATGAACCCATGACTATCCCACGCAAAGGATCGTTGTTGTGAGGCCTTTTGAAGGGCATTCCACGAGAAGGTCTTGGCCTGATTGACGAGGGCGTAGGAATGCCAACTGAACGTCTTTGAGGCATTAACAAACGTTTGAGCGTTCCACTGCACAGATTGGCTCTTGAGAACCTTCTGGTAGGCATTCCACGAGAAGGCTTTAGATGCCCCCACAAAGGCTTTGTGATCCCATGAGATACTCAAGGACTTGGCGATCAGCCTATAAGCGTGCCAAGAAAAAGACTGGGATTTGGATACGATTTGATAGGCGTGCCAACTAAACGCTTGAGAAGATGAAACAAGCGTATTGCCCAGACTGTCTGCATTCCATAAAACGGTCAGGGATTGGGCAATGAACCCATGGCTACTCCACGAGAAAGAGTGAGCCTGAGAAATATTCTGATGGGCGTTCCATGAAAAGGATTGAGATTGAGCCGTAGGGTGAAGGCTGTTCCAACTGAATGCTTTTGAGGCATTGACAAACGCGCTGTTATTCCAAGACAAAGCCTTAGCCTGCGCAATGAAGCTGGACGCGTTCCAAGAACAGGCTTGGCTTTGAGAAACAGAGATCGTACCGCCACCTGTGGTATAGTAAATCTTGATGCGAATAGCATCAAGGGAAACACCTGCCGTACTGCTTGTTTGGCATTGAAAAACAATCCCAAAATTGGTGGCATTGACATCAGTATCAGTTAATGTGAGACCCCATAAATCACTGGACCCGCCATAAGTAATCGCCACATCGGCCGTGCTATAAAACGTTGAAGTATCAGCCTTGTTTGTCCCTGAAGGTGTTCCGCCTTTCACAAGTTGAACGGTGGAATCCTTGAAGGTATTGGTGAGAAAAGGTATCTTTCTCTCGGTGATGACCTCAATACCTGTAATGGTCGCCCCTGAAGGAACTGAAGCTCCAAAATTGGTAAACGTCAGGGTTGGTGAAGTGCCATTCCCTCCCCATGTGGCATATGTGTCGTTAGAGGTTGATGCATTGGAGGAGTTACTCCAAGCCGTAGGGCCAGTCCCTCCACTCGTAATCGTACCCGCTGTTAAGACACCCGTATCAGCCATTGATTTTTTCTCACTTTGTGATTAGAACCTGTGGAGGGTTTCCGCCTGCCGTGCAAGGCAAGCGGAAGAAAAGCCTATTGCGTGTCGTCGTCGTTTTTGTTGTGAGCGTCTTTGGTCAGAACAAGTCCGCTTCCAACAAGAAGGTTGAGAAATTCAGGAGAGGTAAAATGCTTTAAAAGATCGGTATTTTCCCCTCCTGATGTCCAGATTTGATACAGGGCTGAGGCAATGATAATCACCCCAATGACACTGGTTCGATAATTGCGCATAATGTCTCCCAAAAAAAAGGTTAACAGCTTGTTTTTCATGGCGTTCCCTCACCCTTTCAGATAGCCATCAAGGGCGGTAAGGTCGCTTTTGTACAAGGCTTCTTCCGCATCCCGCCGCCTGACAAGACCTGAAAACACTTTCAGGACACTGCCCACGCGGGCTTTACACCAGCGGTCAAATTCTTTGGAGGCTTCCTCAAACTTGCGAGCGTTATGCAGTCTCAAAAGCGTTGATTCTGATAGCGCATGACCGCCTAGATTGTAGGCAAAGGACACCAAGGCTGAGAATTGATCCTCGGTGGTGGTGACCTTAATAAGGCTTGCTACGGCCTTCTCAAAAGAGGAGACATCCTGTTTCAAATAGGCCTCTGCTTGCTCCTTTGTAATGGTTCGGGGTTCATGGTCTTTGATCAGATGACCATATCCAATGGTGGGATACCCTGCGGGACACCGATAAGATGTCAGCTCTAACCCCTCGAAGTATTTGATAATCCTGAGACCATTCTCATTCATTTTCATGTTTTCCGCCTTTCTGTGTTTCTTTAAAATCGTGTTTCTGCACTTCTTTAAAGGAGGAAATGCAGAAAAAACACGTTGAGAATGCGGTGCACAATCATTGGATGTCCCCCTAACATTTCAAAAGACAAGACAGCCCCGAATCCCACACGGAGTCGCCATATAAGGTCGCGCCTGTTGTGCCGTGGCCGTATTCAATGAGCGACAAATAGTGATACCCTTGAATGCTCACATAACCATCAAAAGTTGCAACTCCGCTATTTTGGCTTGAGGCTGGTGCAAGGTACTGGCTGGCCACAATGGGTGTATTGTCATCCAGTCCAATACCGACCCCTACCGTGATTTGACTGCCTGAACTAGCGGCTCTGGCTCTTGCTGTGGCGAGAATAGCTTCGTCATTAAGACCCACAACAAATTCAATTTTGTTGGCCGTATTGTTATTGGCATATCGCCAAGTGGCAGAGGTATAAGACCATGAAGCCGCAGACTCCACCACCCGTGCTCGACGAAGAACACGGTTTTGATGATTCCAAACAAACCGCTGTATGGGGGTATCACTCACAACCCCGCTGGCATTGGTGCGCACCGTTCCTAAATAGCGGTAGGCTTGGTTAGAGGCCAACGTGTAAATCCCATCTTGTCGAGAGATGGAATTGGTTCGACCTGTCTCGGATGACCAGATTCCGTAGGACAAATCAAGGGTGGGTGAGTTGTAGGGGGTCGTGTTGGCCGTGATGAAAATGTCGTAGTTCTTGTTGGCCGTGCTGGGGATAGAGATGGAGAGCTGAGAAAAGTCAAACAGATACCAACCAGAAGGCGATCCACTGTAGAACAAGGCAATCTTATTGCCACTGTATGGCGTAAAATAAACGGTATTTCCTGTGGTGGAATAGCCGTCTTCCGTACCGCTTGAAACATCAGGAACAGGAAAATTGGATCTGAGCGTTAAACGTCCTTCATTGATTAAGGGCATAGACGTTAAGACATTGCGATCACCCACCGTTAACGCACTGCTGGCATTAACACGGCCTACAACGTCCAGAGCCTGAGAGGGGCTAGCCGTACCAATCCCCACTTTTCCATCAGAGGCGATAAGCATTCTCAGCAGGTTATTGGTATAAAATCCTGCATTGGTTGGGTTTGCCCATGTCCCCAGATGTATCCATGCGTCATTGGTGGCGTTTCGTATTTTCATGATCCCTGAGGTTTGATCTTGCCAAAGCTGATAGGGATAGGGATTGGACGGTGCTATTGTCCCTGCTGAAAGCGTAGCCAATGCCTCTAAAGCATTGTTCAGGTCTGCCCGAAAAGCAGCCCCGACTTGATTTTGTAAATTCATGTCATGTTGGCTCATAAATACCCATATCCTTTCGCGAGATAATCAAAAGTTCTTGAAATAATTGTTCCGCCCGAGTTTCGGAACGTGATGGTAAAGCCGTTTTTCGTAACCCCTGTCAGGGTGTATTTGTCGCCCGAGTCCATATTTTGAGCCGTGATGCCTATGGCGGGGGTTACAAAGAAGGGTCGATCAAAAATGATGGCGTAAGCACTTGTTCCTGATGCAATCCCCACTTGTGAGGTGGTGTAATCAGGCATATCGATATGAACTTTCAAGGTCTTAACAAGAATGTTGTGATCTTTGTTGTCACAGGTCATTCCCACCCTAAAGTCAAAGCCTCTGGCCTTGAATGTCCCTGTGGTCAGTCGCCCCCATGCCCCCCATGTGGGATCATCATTGGGGTCGTCATCCGTTGTGCGAACGTAAAGTATGGCATTCGTGTCGTTGATTTGTTCGCCATCAAAACCACCCCATGAATCAAGATTTTCTTTCATGGCATCGATCGTGCCGTTGCGATTAATGGCCTGCACGGTCATTGCACTGGTTAAAAGACACGTCATTGAAGTCCCTAAATCAAAGGGACTTCTGAACCGATAAGTGCCGTAGTTTGCTGTCCCCCCGTAAAAATCTATGAGTTCGTCAAGGGTGTCGATTTTCCCCATATCGTCCACATAGGTGTTTCCCCCTAAGGTAAGAGCAGGACTTCCTGCAAAATCAGTGACATAGGTCTTAGTATGATAGCCCTCAAAGCCGTCGCCATCCTCGTTGATATGACCCACAAAGTTCATGTTCATGGTGGTGGGAATAGTGGTCACGCAGGTAGCGGGATTTTCGCTATATTTGCCTGATGAATCAATGAATTTTGCAAGATAAGTTCCTGTAAGGGCGGGCAATGTGGTGGCCGTTGTGAGGCCTGAAAGGAGAGGGCCAATGTTGACCGCATCTTGCCAATCCGTTGCCCCACTGGTGCTTGATGTATGCCGAATCCGAACAGACCCCCCGATTTTCACATCTAAATCAGTTGTCCCATCCCATGATAAATGAGCAACCCCATCAATCAAACTGGCTAAGGTGAAGTCTTCAACATCCGCAGGAGGTGCTATTTTTCCAAAGACTTGCTTGGTAATTTTAACGGTTTTCGATCGTTTGCCATTTTGACTGACGGCATACACCGAAAAAATGTATTCCCCAGGCAAAGCCTTTGGAATATCAAAATACGGCACAAGGGCGGTTATAGATGTCTTCCCTGTCCCATTGCGGGTATAGGTCACATCATAGGATACGGCTCTTTCTGAGGCCGTCCAACCCACTTCAACCAGTAACAGAACTTGCCCTGAATATTCGTAAAGGCTTTCAGTGATTTCAAAATTTTGTGGTTGTGTGGGGGCTAAGTTGAGAAGCGAAATGGTAGGCTTCACAAGGGCAATGTCTTTTTCAACAAAATCATATTTGGACGGATTGTATTCAAGCCCTGTGACCTCGTAAGTGCCATCAGACCCATCACTAATGGTGATAATGCGAAAAAGCTGAGACGAAATTTGACTGCTTTCAATCATCCAAATAGCATTGGGCACAGGCTGAGAGGGAAGAGGGCTTGATAAAACAACGACTTCTCCCCCATCTTCAAACCGCTGGATGTTAGACACCCCTAGCGTTCCATTGGGAAGCATGACCGAAAATCGGTAACTATAGGCAGAACTAAAAGAAACAGCCTTATCCAGCCGAGGGGCAAGGACTGATGATCCTTTGATGCGCCCTGAAAGCCTTATGCCTGCCTTATATTGGTCTTGAACACAAATCACTTCCCCAGGGCGCGCCAGAATACCGTCAAGCCCTGTTTTAAAACCAATGGTTTGTGTCTCATAATTCTCGCTATAGAGCATCCACTTGCCCAGTCTATGGGCTTGTCCTTGGCTGGTACAACCAACAGCCACAACCTCTGTTTCAATGAGGCCGTATTTCTCAATGGCCACTGAATCTTCCACATATTCAATCTTTAATCGATAGAAATCTTCAGGATCATTCCATGATACTAATGCAACGGTGTGTCTTGTTTTAAGGCTTGTCCCGCTATAATTAAATAAACCGCCTTCTACATTGGCATTGGTGTAAAGAGCCACAGGATCAGAGGGGCTATCCTGTGTAGCCGTCAATGCCCCTGATGCCCAATAGACCATGCTCCGAAAGATTGAAGCCATGTTTTGAACGACTTTAAAAGCTTCTTCCCTGACTTGAATGAAAAGATTGCAGGTAAATCGAGGTTCAAAACCACCCCTTCCATCAGCGACGAGTGCGTCGCAGTATTTGCCAATTTCGTACAGTGTCCACTTGTCGATTTGACCCACAGAAATGTAATTGCCAAGGCCATACCGCTCGTTGGTGACCATGTCATAGAAACACCATGCAGGGTTTGCAGACCATGCCACTTGGAAAGTCCCGTTCCAAGTCCCTGAATAGGTAAGAGACCCATCAGAACGAACGCTGGCATTAGCGGGTATTTTGATTCTCAAAAGCTTCAGCCGATAGGCGCGTTGAGGAATTGATCTGAACTGCTGAGAATCGATATTAAAAGCGGCATAGGCAGTATTCGGGTATTTGAGTTTGGACTGTATAACCTCGGTATACGTTTCCCACCATGTTTGATTTTGAAGGGTTTGGGTGAGACTATCATCGGTTATACGGCTGACGCGAATATCCCAAGGGGCGTTTCCCGCCAGTTCAATCTCATAAGAGCGTTGATATTTGGAGGTGGTTTTGCCGTTAACCTTGTCTTTTACCGCCAATGTGTAAGAACCGCCATCAGGTTTCACCTCAATTTTGTATTCAACGTCTGTGCCATTGGTATCACCATTTTCAGTATTTACATGGGACAGCGCGGGAATAGAAATCGTCAGACGAATTTGATCAATTTCAGGATTATTGATTTGGCGGATGATGGGGCGGTCTTTTTTGATCTCAATGCCCACAACGGTTTCTTGTTCAACCCCTTCAAAGCCCTTGATATATCCTTGCAGGGGCGTGCCGTTGCGAACAATGACGCTGACATTGTTGAAATTGTAACTCCCATCCTCGGCCATGATGGGGGTTTCATCAAGGTAGATGGACTGCAAGTCGCCTGTCGCCAGTCCCTCGATTTCCCCTTCACATAAAAGGTCAATCACCCGTGCATAAGCCACGGAATGCAGGTTATCTTGTTGTTCCACGGGGGTGCGCGAACCGCCTCCGCCTCCTTTTCCGCCCCCGCCTCCACCAGCTCCGATAATGTGTTTCATTTTAGACCTCTTTCAAATAAGAGGAATAAATGCCTGCACTGACCACGGCACTGCCGACAGTCATTTCGCCATACCCTACCCCAACACATTGGCCTTGTCGTGTGGTGTTCACAGGACCATCAAAGACATAAGAGGGTGTGTTTTGAGGGGCTTCTCTTGGTTTTGGCGTTTCTTGTTGGGGGGATAACAGTCCTACCACACCGCCTAGCAAAAGGGATGCCCCAATATTGGTAGCCAGTCCGCCAAGGGTAACAGCCCCCGCCGCACCCGCTGTTCCAAAAAGAACGGTTGCTCCAAGGACAGGCATGAAAATAGATGCCGCAATAAGCAGACCCCCTAAGACAATCCCCAGAAAACCGCTCTTTGATCCTGTAATGACAGGGGAAATGCGGATTGTTTTAGAAACAGGGTTTCTGATTTCCTCTATTTGGGGCATTAAGGCGTTGTCTGTAAAGACCTTGTACCCAATGCCGTGTTGTTCACTGGCTTTGAGGTCGCTTGCGAAGTCTTCAAAATTAACGATTAAAGCCCTGATGGCCTCAGCGGGATTGACAACATCAAATTCATGGATACGGCCATATTTCTTACCTAAAAACCCCCCTAAGATAATGGTTTTCATAGCGCGTACCTCAAAATATGGGTTGTCACTTTTTTGAAATAGCCACCCCAAATCTCACGACAGGACAACCGCCCTGAAAAATGATGGATCATTTTCTCATCACCTATATAAACGCCTGCATGACTGGGGACAGGGGCGTTGATCTGCATCAACAGCACATCCCCGATTTGGGGGTCTTCGTCAAAAACCCTGTGAAATCCTGCCTGTTCATAGTTTTGGAGGTAGAGATTTTCACCCTTCAGCCACCATTCATCTGTTCTGTCATAGTCAGGAATAGAAATATGCTTTTCCTGCCCGTAAAAATCACGCACAAGGGCATAACAATCTAAAACCCCATGACACCATATCCGCCCTAAAAGAGGGGCTGTGTAGCCTTCTGGGGGCAGATATGACCATTTCATCTCGGGGACACTGACAATGTACCAAGGCAGACCTGTTTTTTCGCACGCCACACGGTCGGCTTGGGAGGGGTTGCAAGGGGCGTTGGGGTGACTATGAACAATGGCTTTGATGTCGCCTTCATCCTCTGCCCTTGCATAATCAAGGGGATTCATGATGAAATGATCTGTCCCTGTGGCCAAGTTCTCGCAAGGCCAGTAAAGGGTCTGATCCTTTGTTTCCACCAACAACCCACAAGATTCTTTTGGATAACAATCTTTTGCATGGATTTCGGCCAAGAGACGCAGTTCGTTTTTCATGTTGTTAAGCCCACCCCTGGAAAACCGCCAAAAGGCAATTGTGCACCCTTTCCAAATCTTAGTTTGCAAGAACTTAATCGCTTTCCGCAAATGTCCTTTTTGTATAGATTAGAGGTAGGGGGAAGATTATCCACTGCCAAATTGTAAGAAACGGATAATCCATTGTAAGCACTAAGGGCTGTATTATATTCGCTTTGCGCTGTATTGTGTGCTGTGACTGCATTGTTATAGGATGTTGTATTTTGCCCCCAACGTTGAATAGGATAAACCCACAGGTCTGTATTGTTAGGCCGAAAGAAAGTTTTTCCCCGTCTATAGGTGTTATTGGGTTCAACCTCAACACCATTCCAATAGGCAAAACGAAAAGTCACGCCGTCGGCCACGTAGGCAATATACGCTGTATCGAGGGGGACTCCTCCAAAAGACGGGGGGTTGTAGACGTTTTTTTCCTCCAACAAGACCATGGCTTCTTTTTTGATCATGTCGTTATAAGCCACATTCATTTTTTTCCGTTTGTCATCAAGGATGGCCTTAGCCTCTTTCAAATCTTGAGACAGTGTCACAATGTCTTGATCTTGTTGATTTGAACTGTCAGATGTGGTCAATAATCGATCCAGATGATCCGCAACGGGCGACCCTGTATACCCACATTCTGCCCCCCGATATTTCCACGGACACAAATTTTGAATGATCTGGCGACGAGGCAATTTGACCCCTGTCACATCAAAAGCGGCCGCAAGTTCAAATTCCATAATATCCTTTGTTTCCGAGGACTTACGATCAATAAAATAGATTTCATCAGGGAAAAAGGCATTGGGATCAGCGGTAGGATTTCCGCTGGGGAAATTAACCGCATCAAGGAATTTCAGCAGGGTGACCTTTCGCATGACTTTTGCACCCACGCAGTCTCCAAAGGCCAAGGCTAAAGCACTCAGTGCCCCCGTCACATTAGCCAAGGTGAGTTTTGGGCGGGGCAATTGTCCGTTGGTGGAGAGTTCAAATCCTGACGCTTCCACAGGCCACGGAGAGTAGGTTTGACCTTGCCAAACAACAGGTTGGATAAGGCCGTTCGTCCCTCCATGAAAGCGATACACGGTGTCGCCCAGCATGGTCATGTCCACAACAAACAGTTCAATTCTGTTGCTGGGGGAAAGGCTTTGGATTTCTCGCGCAATGGCCTCAGTCACCATAATTTTTACCTCCTATGCCTCAAAAACCTGTATCCACGTGGCAGATAAAGACGCATAAACCCCTGTATTTTCTGACACAGTCCATTCCCGACAGGTATATTTTCGGGTGATGCCGTCAGGGGCTGTCCATGTGAATGATCCTACCCCGCCAAGAGCAATCAAGAACGCCTCCATATCCCGAATATCGGCCACAGATCGCCAAGAAAAGGTCATAGGCACTTGTTCTTTAATGGCATTAATCCCCTGAGCCTGCCGTTGCTCGTATCCATCGCCAAACTGAGTCACCCTTACGGTCGCTTTGACTTGGCGTTCAAATCCTTTTTCGGGTGGCCATATCCATGCGGTCATCGTGCCAATAACCCCCCTGGTCTTTTCTCGTTAATGAGGGTTGTTTTGACGACATCGCTGATGACCTTGCCAAGGTTCTTGCCCATTTCATTGCTGGCACTCCCCATAGCTGATTGAGACTCGCGACCTTTGTCCCCCAACACAGAAACGTTGACAGTCACGTTGTTGACTTGACCACCACCACCGCCCCGCATAGAGACAGGAATACTGCGCCCATCAGGAAGTGGAACATAAGCTTCGGCCATAGATCCCTCGCCAAACAAGGCCATTTGAGGGGATTTGGCCACGCCCCCACGCGCGTATTTGTGAAGAGGGATTTCCCCCCCGCTGGTCATAATACCGCCATTGGCAAAGCTCATACCCAGATTTGAGGGCATTGCACCACCTGCCCCGACTGTGAAATCAGTGGGAACACCTCCAGAAACTCCCGCCATCGTTGTTCCCATAAAAGAACCTGTGACAGCACTTCCTACCGTGCCCAGAAGACCTTGAAGGTATCCCGCAATGGGATTTAAGATGGCCTGCTTGATAATCATGCGTTGCATGTCTTCCAAAATAGATTTTGCAAAATCAGCAAAACTAGCCTTACCCCCATTGAGAAAGCCCACAAGGGCATCTTCCGCTCCTGAAAAGGCTTTTTCAAAGGCTTGGCGCGTGTTCTCGGCGGTATTAGTGACGGAGTCAGTATATTCAGAAAGAAAACTGTTTGCGCCTGTGGCGAAGCTACGACGTTGTTCTTGTGTCTTTTTCAGTTCTTCCTCACGGGCGATTTTGATCGCTGAAGCTTGTTCAAGGAATTGTTCTTTCAAAGCGCCTTGATACTCAGCGGATTTTTGAGTGACCTCGTTGTCAATCTCTCTGGCGAGTCTCAGCCGTTCAACTTCATCAGCACTTTTTCCCAGTTCTTCGCGTTGATCCTGAAAAGCTTGCGTCGCTGATTTCTGGCTATCAACCCATTCCCTGATGGCTTGCGTGCCTTTAGCATATTGATTTTCTTGCAAGGTTTGAAGCATATTACCTTTTAGAAGATTTGACATTTCTTTTAGTTTGGTTTTAGCTACCTCACTGAGGCCAATAGATTTTTCGTCAACCTCATTTTGCCACTGTCGTTCTGCCCTCATGAGTTCAATTTCGTCAGCTGTTTTACCGATCTCTTTTCGTTCCTCAAGAAGACTCTTGTTAGATAATTTTTTGAGATCTTGCCATCTTGTGATGTCTTCCATTTCCTTTTCACGTGTTTTAGCGTCTTTTTCAGCCTGTTTTTCGGAATCACTTTTGGCTTGTTTTTTTGGTGGATTAAGGTTTAATCCATAATCTTGATATGTTTTATTGCCTTTGAAGTTTTTTCTAGTTTCCTCTAAGGTTTTATTAGTAGTTCCAGTGATTTGATCAAGAAATCCTTTTGCTTTAGGAAAATAACTTCCTAACATATCACCAAATCCTTTTCCAGATTTTGTTGAGGAAAGAAGGGTTTTGCTTGCAAGATCTGATTGTATATTGCTAAGAGCATCTTTTTCAATTTGATATTGAGCAAGATTTTGATTAATGATTGAATATTCTTCTTTTGTTGATCGTGGAGCACTCCAAGGCATAAAAGTATTTGCCAGTTCTTTTTTGATGATTGATCCAATTTGGGGAGCAGATTGAATGAGACCCAAAAAATTAAGCCATTGTTTTCTCACTTCTAATATAGCGATAGCAATCCCTCTAAAAACATCACCAACGATTTTTCCAAATTGTTCCCACCCTTTTTTGCTCCCTTGAAGAATATTTCCTGCGTTGTCCGTACCCACAAACGCTTTTAAAACATCTTGTAGGGCAGGAAAAAGTCCTTTAGAAAAACTAATTGTAATGCCTGAAATTCTTTCTTTCATGATGACCCAAAGTTCATTGAGTTCCATAGAGCTATCAATGACATCATCATCAATGGACTGTCCAAATTTTTCAAGAAATCCAGTCCCTTTATTAACAGTTGGAAGCAATTTAGCCATACCATCAGCCATACTTTCCATGGCAATGGCTGATTTTTTTCCTCCATCTTGCATTTTTGAAAGAGCATCATATGACTCTCGAAACACAGTTTCGCTACTTTTAAAATTTCCTTTTGCGTCTTTAACACTAACACCCATGGCATCAAAGGCTCTTTTAACGTCTGCATTGCCTCTTTGAAGTTCAATATACTTTTCATTAAAGGAATCAAAGACTTCTTCTACATCTCCAAATGTTCCTCCTGTTGCTTCAACAGCTCCCCTTAATTGGGCAATAAGCTTTGTTGAAACTCCTGCTTGCTGTGAAATCTTTTTAAGTTCTACGTTTGCATGAACGGTTTCGCTAATAAAATTGGAGAACATTGAAACGGCTTGGGTAGCCGCAAAAGCCTTCAACCCTAAAGCGGCTGTTGCAAAAGATCGTCTTAATCCATCAGCGGCGCTCGACACTCCGCCAACTGTTCGGCCAAGTTCCCGAAAGGTATTTGCCCCAATGACCGAGGCGATAATGCGAAAAGATGTGTCAATGGTGGACATATTATTTCCTCGATGCCATTTCAGATAAAACAGTGTTTTCCATGATCTTTAAACCTTCAAAGACCTCTTTTTTCTTTTCAATCTCGTATAAAGTGAACATTTGAAAGACGGCATTATAATCCAAACCTACAGGGCCATTAAAACCCATCCGCCATTGGGTTGAAGACATAATGAAAACCCGAACAGCATCGACATTTTCAGGCCAGACCTCAAAAAAATCAGGCCTCTTATAAGCGGGTGGAGGGCTACCCTGAATACCGAGGGCTTTCATGGCCTCAAGCGTGTCATCAATAACCTCGCCGAAGCCATAATAGTATTGGGTAGCCTCAATTAGTTTTTTTGAAGTATACCTGGAACAGAATCTGTAAATCCTTTAATGATTTCTGTTCTAGAAGAAGGGAATGCATCCATCAGCCTTTTCAAAGCTTCATAGCTAAAAAGAAGATCTATTCCATCGTCTTGTACATCTTCCCATCCAGAAATGATCTTCTTAAAGAAGTCTTCATCCTTGATATCTGAAATATCTAACTTATTGATTTCATCAACTGTAAGACGGTAAAAATGCAATTTTAGTTCTTGCTCTTGATATTTTCCTCCATCGATAGGGGAAGAGATTTTCACAGGCCATTTGTAGGTTTCGGATTGATTGATGATGAACATAAGGGTTCTCCTTAGAAGGTTGTGATGATAATTTCGTCATTGCCTGATACAGGAATGGCATTAAAGGGAACGGTGAGGGTGCGAACGCTGTCACTGTCCCCGTACGTCGGTGTTCCCAAATCCGCCGAGGGAATTTCAAACTTCATCTTGCCTGTTGCGCCCCCATGGGTGATTTGGATAAGGCCATTGGTGGTAGCAAGAGATTTTTCAAACACATCCAAAATCGCCAACGTTGGGGCTTCAAATGTGGCTGAACCTGCGACTTTTCGGTCTGTGATGATGGCGGATTCCGACCCAATCAAGGCTCTGTAGACAAGGTTATTCCCCATATCGAAAGAGATTTTCTCAAGCGGAATGGCTGTTTCATCCACACCAAAAAACGAAAACCCATAGGTATATGTGTCATTGCAAACATAGGGTTTTTGCCAGTCCGTATAATCCGTAGTCGGCATTCCTGCATCCACAACGGGCACATAAATCCCAATAAAGCGGAATTTCATCATGGGGATTTTGTTGCGTTCCAACTCGAAAGAAACAGTTCCCCTGCATCCCGTGATTTTGTGATGCAAACCATCCACAAAACAATAAATACTCAAGGATTCAAAGTTCGTTGAAATTGGCTCAAAAATCACTTTGTCAGGGGCTGTTGAGATGGTTTGGGATAATCCAGACCCTCTGAGCAAAGGGGCATAGGGAGCAGGGGTATCCGCATTCCCACTGCCCGATCCTGTGATTTCAATACCAAAAGACACAGAAACATGGTTATTGGCAATCAGTGTTTCTGAGTTCCCCAAATAAGGCCGTGTGTAGTCACGGCTAACGGTTTCGGCCTCGATAGGTGTGATTTCAATATCATAGGCAATAATGGCATTGGCTGACCCTGTGGGAATGGAATTCGTCCCATAGGTGGTTTCCATCTTTGCCAAAATGGCCGTCTTGCGGGTGAGTTTAGGCATCTGGGATCTCCTCTTCAGTTACAGGAGGCGGAACAAGAGGGTTGCCCACGGGTAAGGACGGGGTTTCCCGAGGGTCAATTGTGCGGTTGATCAATACTTTTTTTCCGTCAATCATGCGGTACGAACCGCCTTCACCATGAGTCATGGGGATCTCCTAAACCGTTAAATCATTGAGACAGGTGCGATACTTCATCTCAAACGTGCAATCAATCGCCCCTACAGGTTCATCCTTGCCTGAGGGCTGAAATTGTTGGTCAATGGGCATAAAATCAATGACAAGGTCTGCCAGTTCTTGATCCTGCATCAGCATTTGATGGATATCCGAAATCAATTCATCCCCTGAAATCTCGTACTCTTCGCCCTTGATAAACAACATGACCCGAACCCGCATTGTCCATTGAAGCAGGGACATCCCAAACGGAATGGGGGTTGTTCTGAGGGTTTCCAGCAAAACCACAGGTAAATCTTGGGCGTTTGTAGCTTGAACTCGGCTTCTGAGCACGCGCCCTGAAAGAGGGGGCATAGCTTCCAATTTCAGTTTAAGGGCTTCCAAGATTTTTTCCTTAACGGTTTGAATCATAAAGCCACCACACAGGCTTGAACCAATTTGCCATCATCAATTTTAAGGACGGATTTGACTTTGTAAGACTTCCCATCAACGGTGATTTGATTTCCTGCCTTCAGGGTTGTTAAAACGGTATGGGGATAAGTGATTTTGGTTTCTCCAACAACCACTTGACTGTCTAAATCATAGCTATTGGGCACATCCACAAGCACTTTTGCCGTCTCGCTTCCAAAAACAGCAGACACAGCAAAGTCACTGAAAAATAAAGACAGATCTTCATAAAATGGCATTCAGCCCCCCTATTGTTCTTTTTTTGGTTCTGGGATAGAAGGCTCGGTATACGCTTCCGCAAAATTCATATTGATAATGGTTTTGGCTTCTGCCTCTGACACATCAATTATTGAACCCACAGCTTGATGGATGCCTTTGATGGAAAATGACTGTAACACTTTGATTTTCATGATTTTTTCTCCTATAAAGCATCAAGCATCATGGCAAAAGACCCGTTATTGCGAACAGCAATATCAACATCTTGCATAACCACAATGCGCACATTTCCTGAAGCACTATCCGTATAAGGGTCAACCATGAGGGATAAACCGCCCCACATGCCAATGAGCAAATCAGCCCAATTCCCAAAAATGATGGCGGAACAAATACTTGTGGCCGTTCCTTTGGTGAGGGTGCTGGGAACATTGTTGGTGACAGCCGCTTTATATCCGTTGACAGGGGTATCCCCATCCGCCCAAATGAAGCCGTTTTGACCCGAGACCTTACTGGCTTGTTTCATCTTGCCCCGTTGGCTGGGGTTGGTGACATATGCCAAATTGCCTACGTCTGCATTGGCAATGGCAACGGCTGATTCAAGCCCGACAATGTGAGACCATGCCACCGCCGACCCGTTTGTTCCTCCTGCAACAGACCCAATGGATTTGTGCAAAAGGCCTTCAGGGGTGGTGCTATCGCCTGCGGTTGTGCTGAACACATTGGCCTCGATCCCGTTAGCAACCCTTTGAGCCAAGTCATTCATGACAAAGGTTTCGATATCGAGGGACGATTGAAGAAGCATTCGGCGACTATAGCCCGTTATCGCGCCAATGGTTTTGGGGGTTAAGGCCACTTGACCAAAGGTTTGTTGTGAGGCCGTCACATCGCTACCCTCGGCGACCCAATAGGCTGTTGCTGAGCCTGTGAGCTTTGGAATAGCCACGTTGCCTTGAAGACCCATCAAAAGCGTCGTTCCCAGTTCAGATAAAATCAATTTGTTGCGCAGTAAATCAATAAAGCTGTCGGCCAACAAATCCGTTTGAACGGTGTGCCCCCCTGCCGTATTTGTTCCAACCACCAAATCCCGTTTTTGGCCTTTCAAAACGTCATAGGGAACAACAAAATTGGCCTTAGGATTGCCAAATCCTTTTTCTCTGGCTGTGGAGGATAATTCCAGCTCGTACCCTGCATTTTTTTGAGCCTGAGCATCCATGGGGTTGGCCAACGCGTGAATGGCCTTGACGAAGCTGTATTTTTTGACTTCTTTTTGGGTCATGCCCAGTTCAGCCGTTTCCACAGGCTTGATTGCCCCCGCCCGTTCCAAGAGGATTGTTCGTAAATCCTCAATGCCTTTGCCCTCCACAATCATTTGATGGGCAAGCTGTTCGCCTCCAAAGCTTTTGAAGGTGTCGCCTACTTTGCGAATATCTTCAATGCGTTTGAGTTCCTTTTGGCGCACATCCTCTTGAAAGTTTTTGACTTGTGCATCGCTGAGGGGTGCGGATGGTGTTGACGGTTGAGCATCGGTTTGAAGGACTGTATTCATGGCGGTTTCCTCTTGTGTGGGACGTGTTAGGGTGCGATCAACGCCGACGGTTGTATCCGCAGGGATGGAAACGATAGAAACCTCGAAGGGTTCCCAATCACTGACTCGGTAACTGGGGAATTTTGCGTCTTTCCCCTCAATTTGCATGGCGTGAACCATGTAACCGACTGAAACTTTTTGACGAATGCCGTCTTGAACGTCTTGGAAAATTTCTTCTGCCAGAACGCTTTTCCCAAAGCGGACTTTCGCACGTCCAATGCGATCGCTTCCGATGATGACGCTTTCTACAACGCCAATTTGCTTGTCTGTGTCATGGTTTAACAAAAGAGGTGAGGCATCCTTCAGACGATTCAGTCTGACGGATTTTTCGCTGTGATCGAGGATTTCAAACCCAAAATACCGCTCATAAGGCACTTCGCTACTGAACGCCAATTCAACGGTACGGTTCTCGCCATTGACGGCATCCTTGCCAATCAAGAACTCTCGTGTGTGGTGTTGTGGTGATGAAGGAGGCATCTGAAACCTGATTTTTTGATTCTGATTACAGTATAAAATTGCGATACAGCATTAAATTTGAGTGAATATGAGAAAAATGCAAGAAGTTTTTCGTTAATTTTTAGGGTGATAAAATATTGTACGCACAAGAAATTTGTTTAAATTCATATATTTTTATTGATTTTTATGGAAATTGTGCGTACAATATTTTTTAACCTGTTGGTATAGTGTGCGCACAATGTACGAACAAAATCTTTTACTTTGTAAGAGTGGGAGTCCCCAAAATGGCAGAAGCAACAGAAATACGTTCAGAACGAATCTTTATCAGGGTTACTCCTTCTCAAAAAAGACAACTTGTGGGGTATGCTCAGCAGTCGGATTGCTCGTTGACCGATTATATGCTGTCCCTCGTTCGGCAATCCGAGGAAAGCAATCTTAAGGCGACTTTGAGCCATTTGATCCAGTTGCTCGAAAAAAGAGATTGAGGGCTTAGCGTACGATTTTTTCCCTTTTCTGAGGCCACCTCAAAAAGAGGTTGACGACTCAGAAAAAAGGGGCATAATCGTGGGATGTTCCAAGCTCTGTGAAACCCAATCGCTTTTTCCTGTGAAGTGCTCTGACCCCATCCGCTTCAATCCCTCGGATGGGGTTTAATTTTACAGGTTTTATCCCATAATAATGATTATGTAAAAATTTTACAATAAGAGATTATCAATAATATCAATATTTTATGGTTAGTTTTCTAAATTGTTCGTGATTCCCATTTTTTTACGGATTTGATTGACCCTATCAGGATTAATTTCTAAAGACATTGCCAATCCGTTTTTATATTTTTTAGGAAATGAAATAGTTTTATTACCCAAGCTCGTTTTTATACTTAAATTTATTTTACTGGCTTTTGATATTGTATCAATACACCACTCTTGTTTGAGTGGAATTTCTAACTCATATTGGCTAAATGGTAAAATAAATTCTTTATCACATTTCCACCCTAATTCATAAGATGATTCTTCTTTTTTACTTGAGAAAGTTAATGTAATATTTTTAATTTCCATATTCACATTTTGATGATTATGAAACATAATTAAAAGATTGCTTTTTTGGGAGTTATTAAGCTCTATTATTATAGAAGAAATTCTAACATATTTAATAGTAAAAATCTTCCAATGGAATCTAGAAAGCCAAAGAGAAAGAAATACTGAACCTACAGTACCAAAAGCAGTAGCTCCACTAAAAATAAGTGTCCATAATTCTAAATTTTTCATGCCATTTTCTTTTCTACTTCAGAACAAAAATTTTTAATTTTTGTTAGAAGCTCTACAATGTCTTCTTTTGTTATAGCAATTTTTTTACCATCTGTATCTTTTCCATTTCTATGAACAAGATCATGCCTTTTTTTTACAGCATATGAAAAATCTTCTATTTCTTTAATGTCAATATTTATTATCTGATGTTACGCAAAGCGTAAAAGTATGATAGAATGGGGGTAGAAGAGAGGGGATCATCAGATGAAGAAAGTAGATATTGAATTATATACAGATTATCTTCTGA